AAATCGTTAAAGTAGATTTTAGAGATTTGAATTCAAGGGATATAATGAAAAAGCATGGTGATAAGTATGAAGTACTTGGTTTTTATCAAATGAGAAGTAAAAGACATGTATTTCTAAAATCTATAAAAACTCGCAAAGTGGTGGATGTTAAAGATGCATTCTTTGATGTTGATTTTAATATCTTAAAAGATACACCAAAAAATTGGAAATATCCAAAAACCCTCAAATCCGATATTCAACTTGAATCGTTAGATGAAAGAAGTAAAGGTAAACTAAGACCAGCTGACCTATTAAGAAGAAAAGCAGCTATGGCTGGTAAGAGAGCTCAAATAGCAAGAAGAAGAGCAAGAACAATGAAGAGAAGGAAACCTCTTGCTAAACTAAAAAAGATTGCATACAAAAAAGCATACCTACAAGTTTATGATGAATTTATGAAGGATTTATTTCCTGGTATAAAGAAAAAAGATTTATCAATCCAACAAGCAAAGATAGTTCATAAGAATGTATTAAGAAAAAAGAAAAGAGTTCAGAAGAGAGCAAGATTCAGATTCCTTCCAGCTTTGAGAGCAAAAGAAGCAGATAAGTTTGATGGTAAAGAAGCAGCAAGAATTCCAAGAAAAAAAGGACAACATAGAAACTCATCTTCACATTCTGATTTATATACTGATGAGAATCCAAAAGGTACAATCAAAGGATTGAAATTCGCAACAGTTGATGATGCTAAAAAATCTGTAAGTAAGATTAAGAGTAGTGGTAAATCTCATGCACACAAAATCCAAGCTGCGGTAGCTATGGAACAAAGAGCCAAAGAGATGGGTAAGAAATCACAAGCTGCAGTTTATAGAGCATACATCAATAAGATGAAAAAGAAAACCAAAGCTAAGAATGAAACTTTGGGTTATCCTTCTAAAGAGGATATGAAAAAAATAAATCAACGATTAGATAATCAAAGAAAAAATACTGATTCAAATAAAGAGTATCAATATCATACGATAAAAGAAAATATAAATGAATCAAAACTTTTAATGGAAGGTGGTGCATACGGACATATGAACCATCCATTTGATTCAGATGTAAACCTTACATTTGGACAATTAAAAGATATTGTGAATAGAGCGTTAGATGGAACGTTAGAAAACACAAGAGAAAAAACTGATGGACAGGCATTGGCTATTAGTTGGAGAGATAACCGATTGGTTGCTGCTCGTAATAAAGGACACCTTAAAAATAAAGGAGAGAATGCCTTAGATATAAAGGGAGTATCGGATAAGTTTCAAGGAAGAGGAGGACTGAGCGATGCATACAACTTTGCGATGAGAGATTTATCTAAGGCTATTTCCTCCTTATCAGAAAAACAAAGAGAAAAAGTTTTCAAAGGTGGAGCTTGTTTTATGAACTTAGAGGTAATCTATCCAACATCTGTTAATGTAGTACCTTATGGACAAGCACTCTTAGTATTCCACGGAACAATGGAGTATGATGAAGAGGGTGTGGCTATTGGTGAGAATCAAGGAGCTGCTAGAGTGTTAGCTGGTATGATTAAACAAGTCAATCAAAACGTTCAATCATCATATACAATAGAAGGACCGCCGGTTGTTAAACTACCGAAATCGCAAGACCTTTCTAAAAAGAAATCTGTATATAGTGGTAAAATAAAAAGATTACAAAAGAAATATAATCTTAAAGATACAGATGGTGTAGCAGAATACCATCAAGCCTTTTGGGAAAACTATGTAGATAAAAAATCACCTACTACATTAGATAACAAAACCAAAATGGGATTAGTTAAAAGATGGGCTTTCTTTGATAAGAAGTTTAGATTAGATTCTAAAAACATTTCCGATTCAAAAACATTAGATTGGGCAAAGAAAACCGATAAAGAAAAACATAGTAAAATAGCTAAAGATAATATTAGACCATTTGAAGATATCTTCTTAGGTTTAGGTGCAGAAGTGTTACAATTCGTAAGTTCGGCATTGACTGTAAATCCTGATAAAGCTATTAGAGATATGAAAAAACGTTTAGATAAGACAATCAAAGACGTTAAGAAATCAGGTGATGAAAAGAAAATCCAAAAATTAAAATTAGAACTTCAAAGATTAAATTCTATTGGAGGTGCTAAAAAGATAGTACCAAATGAAGGTATTGTTTTTACATATAACGGAAAAACGTTCAAACTTACAGGAACATTTGCACCTCTAAACCAAATATTAGGTATCTTCTTCTAATAATTACGTTTTTACAATTTAGTGATATTTATATATACATATATAATATGTTAAAATAAGATGGCAAAAGAATTCAAAAGAAAATACATGCATCCAACTCGTAGGAAACTATCCGATATGGTTAGAACGGGTGGTGAATATGATAAAAATTCACAAATTGGATGGACTTCTAAGAAAGAAGATAGAAAAGTTGGTGATGTTTGGGAAGATGAACATTACAGATATGAAAAGAAAGATGGTTATACCTTAAAGACAGGTAAAAACTCTGAAGTATTTTCAGATATTAGAAAATATTTAGCAGAGCAAAATAAATGTAAAGGTACAGATTGTAAGCATGTTGGTGAATTCGGACCAAACAATAAAAAATTAATTCGTAAAACTGGATTCTGTATTTCTTGTAATAAAGAAATGGAAAGAGAATTAAGAATAAATGGTATTTACGAAGAGTACGAAAAATATAAAATGTTTTCGAATGCTATGGCAGATGGTATTTTAAGATTAGATGCTATAGAGCAAGATATAAAAGATTTGAAACAAACTTACGAACAACTAAATGAGGAAGGTGAGGTTATTGAAACTTATACTCTTCCAAGACCTGTAGAAGAAATGAAAGCAGAAATGCGTGAGTTTGTTGAAAAGAGTAAAATAGAGTTGGAAGATATAAAACAAAAAAGAGAAGAATGCTTCCAACGAATAAAGGAGAAAAATTATGAGCATATTCTTTAGTTTAATACTGAAACGATGGAGAGAATTATTAATTCTACTCTTGATTGGAATCATCCTATTTTTAAGAGGATGTGGTACAGATTATAACGGAGACAAGGAACTTGTTGAAGTTGATGGAGAACAATTCGAATTGTTAGAACAGAAAGTAGATACTGTAGTTGTAGAAAAAGAAGTGTATGTTGAAAAATACATACCAAAATATATTACGAAAGAAGTAATCAAAGAAGTAGAGATACCAATTGATGTAGATACACTAAAAATCATACAAGATTATTTTGCATCTTACAAAGTTGTTGATACTTTACAATTGGCATACGATTTTCCTGATGAAGTTACAGATTCAGCTGGAAACAAACCATCGGGTGATTTAGGATTTGGTATTTTAACTGATGTAATATCACAAAACTCTATACAATCAAGAGAAATCGAATGGGCTTTCAAAATTCCAACTGTTTACAACACAACAATTGTAAAAGAATTACCAAAAAACGAATGGTACTTAGGATTTGGTGGAGCATTTGATAAACCTAACTTTATAAACAATCTTAGAGGTAGTTTACTACTAAAAACAAAGAAACAAAAAATGTTTAGTTTAGATTTAGGTGTTTCCAATCAAATACAAGACAATCTTACTGGTAATTCTAAATTAGAACCATTTATTGGTGGTTCTATGTATTGGAAATTAGGTAAAAAAGATTAGTGGCTAGTTTAAAAGAAATAATTAAGATTGAATATCAGAAGTGTGCGAAAGACCCGATACACTTTATGAAGAAGTATTGTTATATCCAACATCCTGTTAGAGGAAAGATACCTTTTCACTTATTTCAATTCCAAGAAAGAACTCTTACACAATTTGATGAGAACAGATACAATATAGTTCTCAAATCAAGACAAACTGGTATATCAACTTTGGTAGCTGGGTTTTCTTTGTGGAAAATGTTATTCAATTCAGATTTCAATGTATTAGTTATCGCAACAAAACAAGAGGTAGCTAAGAACTTAGTTACTAAGGTAAGATATATGAATGATAACTTACCATCTTGGTTAAAACAAACTGCTATCGAAGATAACAAACTATCTCTACGATATTCCAATGGTTCTCAGATAAAAGCAACATCAGCCGCTGGTGATGCTGGACGTTCTGAAGCACTATCCTTATTAGTATTTGATGAGGCAGCGTTTATTGATAAGATTGAAGATATATGGGTATCGGCTCAATCTACCTTATCTACTGGTGGTAGTGCAGTTATCCTTTCAACACCAAATGGTGTAGGAAATTTCTTTCATAAGACGTGGGTCGGTGCTGAAGAAGAGGAAAATGGATTTAATACAATCAGACTACATTGGAGTGTACATCCTGAAAGAGACCAAAGTTGGAGAGATGAGCAAGAAAAACTATTAGGACCAAAAGGAGCAGCACAAGAATGTGATTGTGATTTTGTTTCTTCTGGTGATACTGTAATTGACCCACAACTACTTATGTTTTATAAAGAAACATATATTCAAGAACCAATTGAAAAGACTGGATTTGATGGAAACCTTTGGAAGTGGGAATATCCTGATTATAATAAAGGTTATATGGTTGTAGCCGATGTTGCAAGAGGAGATTCATCAGATTATTCAGCATGTCACGTCTTTGATATAGAAGAAGCATCGCAAGTAGCTGAGTATAAAGGTAAATTAGATACAAAAGACTTTGGAAACTTCTTAGTTGCATTAGCAACTGAGTATAACAACGCATTATTAGTAGTTGAAAACGCAAATATAGGATGGGCAGTAATCCAACAAGTAATTGATAGAGGATATCCTAATTTATTTTATATGAGTAAGGATTTAAAATATGTAGATGTAGAAAATCAGATGACAAACAAATATCGAAGAGAAGAAAGAGGTATGATAGCTGGTTTTAGTACTACATCTAAGACAAGACCTCTGATTATATCTAAATTAGATGATTATTTCAGAGAAAAATCTTGTATGGTTCGTTCATCACGACTTATAGATGAATTATTTACATTTATATGGAGTGGAAACAGAGCTGAGGCAATGAAAGGTTATAATGATGATTTAACTATGTCATTCGCAATTGGATTGTGGGTTAGAGATACCGCTTTGAGATTAAGACAGGAAGGTATTGATTTAACAAAACAAGCTTTGGGTAGTATTGGACAACAAACACATGGACAAGGTGTCTATGGTGGTGGTAGTTCATTAGATAGAAACCCTTGGACACAGAAGGTTGGTGATACCGATGAGGATTTGACTTGGTTAATTAGGTAATAATAAAAAATTATATATTTATAGTGTAAGGAGTTAATTATGGATGATATAACAAAAGCATTATATAGTAATCACTTAAACATTATCAGAAATGAAGCCGAAGAGGTTGAAGAGTATGATGTAGTGAACGAACAAGACATTAAAGAACTTATTGAATATTTAAAACATTACAAACCTGATGTAAATGAAGCAGAATATCAAGGTAGAAAAGTAAAATTGGGTAAACCAATGAGAGGTGATGTTAAAAAATTCAAAGTTTACGTTAAAAACCCAAAAGGAAACGTAGTAAAAGTGAATTTCGGACATGGTGGTTCATCCGCAAAGAAAGCAGGTCAAAAAACTATGCAAATCCAAAAGGATATACCATCAAGAAGAAAAGCATTCAGAGCAAGACACAACTGTGATAATCCTGGCCCAAGACATAAGGCTAGATATTGGAGTTGTAGAGCTTGGTAATAAAGGTTATATAATTAAAGCAAACACAAATGGCAGATACTTCATTTTTCGGTAGATTAAGAAAACTATTCGCTACACAAGCAGTCGTTAGAGTCGATTCTAAAGGTAGAAGAAAAGTTTCTGATGTCGATATGAGACAAAAAACAAACTTATCTCATCTAAGAGACCGATACACAAAATTACAAAAAGGATTTTACGAATCAGCAGGTGCAGCCCAATCAATGGCATACCAACAAGTTCGTAGAGAATTATTCAGAGATTATGATGCGATGGATAATGACCCTATTTTGGCATCAGCATTAGATATATACGCTGATGAATCAACACTAAAGAACGAATATGGTGATATTCTTACAGTTCGTTCATCGAATGAGCAAGTACAACAGATTCTAAACAACTTATTCTATGATGTACTAAATATTGAGTTCAATCTTTGGCCTTGGGTAAGAAATATGTGTAAGTATGGAGATTTCTTCCTTTCATTAGAGATGGCTGAGGGTAAAGGTATTGTAAACGTAACTCCTTTATCAGTTTATAATACAGAAAGATTAGAAAATACAGACCCTAACAATCCAAACTTTGTAAAATTCCACGTAGAAGATGATGCATTGGGTAAAGTGGATTACGATAACTTCGAAATAGCACACTTTAGATTATTAGCAGATACTAACTTCCTACCATATGGTAAAGCTATGATTGAAAATGGTAGAAGATTGTGGAAACAATTATCTTTAATGGAAGATGCTATGTTAATTCATAGAATTATGAGAGCACCTGAAAAAAGAGTGTTCAAAATTGATATAGGTAACATCCCACCAAACGAAGTGGATAACTATATGCAAAGAATCATCAACAAAATGAAGAAGATTCCTTTTGTTGACCAAAATACAGGTGATTACAACCTAAAATACAATATACAAAACCTTACAGAAGATTTTTACTTACCAGTTAGAGGTGGTGATAGTGGTACTAACATTGAAAACCTATCAGGTTTAGAGTTTAGTAATATTGAAGATATCGATTATCTTAAAAACAAACTATTCGCAGCTCTTAAAATACCAAAAGCTTATTTAGGATACGAAGAGCAGGTTAATGGTAAGGCAACATTAGCAGCTGAAGATGTTAGATTCGCAAGAACAATTGAAAGAATCCAAAGAATTGTAATTTCTGAGTTAACAAAGATTGCAATCGTTCACTTATACTCACAAGGTATTACAGATGCAGAGTTGACTAACTTTGAATTAGGATTGGTTAACCCATCAATGATATATGAGCAAGAAAAAGTAAATCTTTGGAGTGAAAAGATTAGATTAGCACAAGATATTCAAGGGTTGAATATGTTATCTAAGGAATGGGTATATGATAACATCTTTAAATTGAGTAGAGGTGAATCTGATAAACAAAGAGAAACGATGATTGAAGATTTAAAAGATAGATACAGATTCCGTTCAATCGAAGATGAGGGTAATGACCCAGCTAAAGAAGATGATGAAGCTATGGATGTTGAAGAATCTTTAGAAAATCTTAAAAATGAGTTAAAAGATAAAGGTGGTAGACCGAGAGAAGGTAATACTTATAAGAAAGACAAACATCCTTATGGTAGAGACCCTCTTGGGGACAAAGAACGCAAAGATGCGTTGAAGAAGGAAACCAGGTAAAAAAAAAAAAAAATTAAGA